AACTTCAGCCTGTCAACAAAACTCATAAAATGAGCGAACAAGAAATCGTTGTTGTCCGAATACGGTATCTTCTTGGTACCTAACCGCTGGATTTCACGTAGTGGGTCGGGGACTGAAAACGTATTACCAAACTCATCAGAGAGTAGAAACTTCGAACAAATGTAAGGTACTGCAGGTTCCATCACCTTAGCTTCCATGTTGAATAAAGTTGTAAACTTACTGGGATCTCCAACAGGTGGGAGCTTAGAAAAAGCCAGAGAATCATCACCAGAAAAGAGCAATCGGTCAAATTGATCAGTATCATAACACCAAGCAAACTCAGCCATCGTGACAATAGTATTGCCAAAATAGGTGAAAGCGTCACCAGTACGGCGTTGAAAGCTGATGGGCATTCCAACCCCAGCACGTCTGTCTTTAATATAGGAAAACCTATGAAAGTCACACCACCATTTGGTGATGGGTGCTGGGCAACCAAGATCGTTGAGAATGTGCTCTTGAATCATAAGGTGGAACTCACCTTGAGATTTGTCGAATTTGGATAAATCAATTTCAAGACAATGTTTGTTCAAGACTGAAAAACCAGTCATCTCAAGGGAGGAAATCTTACCAACGGGTAGAACAACACGTTCCCGAAGGCATCTCTGGAATCTCTCAAACAGAGATATAAACAACGGTGAGAACTGGGATGTTATGGTCTTTTTGTGAAATGTAATAGTAGCTGGGACAGGTCTGTCGACGTTCAACGTGTCGGTGACAACTGGCTTAACATCGGACTTAATCATGTGATCATAAAACTGTAAATTCTCCGCGTGAAGATCAGGAAGATCATCATAAGAAAGTCCAGAAGATTGCCATTTTTGCATGTAAGCGTGAAAATTACCGACAACATTAACAAAGTTACTTCTAGCCAAAGCGTCAACATTCATATACGAGAGACGAAACCGTTCGGCTACTGCTTTGCTCAGGCGTGACAGATTGACAGAGTCACCAAGCTCAGGGACATCAGCATTTCTTTTCTTTATTGCTGTTAAGACCTCCTTCGTAGTACCTACTCTCTTGTGACCACTCCCGGTATTTAACACCGGTAACATATGCCCACCATCCGGAATTTTTGCTACTAAATCGGATTGACGTAACCGAACGTGATCCATGTCAATGGAATAATCAGCAGAGTCCACAAAGACTTGATGAAAGGAATCATCGTAGTTAACATGGGTGGGC